ATCATAGGTGCAAGAGAGCCTAAGTCATTGGCTACCTTACTAGCCTTCTTGACCATGTTGATTGCAGACTGTATCCCTGCTAGAGCCGTTAGAGGATCAATCATTTGTTATATGCTTTCTTCCATTCAAGACACACGACAATACGAGTCTTATAGTCAGCAGCCCACTTCCACCTCCATTTAACACATCTATCTGCGTTAGGGTCGAAGCCAGCCGTAGCTATAAAACTCGTAAAGATGATTAGAAGGGCTAGAGTTAGCCTCTTCATTGAAGTTACTGTTGTTGCTCTTGAGGAACACCTGACAACATTCCTCGCCATGCCATATTAGGAGGAATCTGTGGTAGTTGTCCAGAAGCTATGTCTGACATTAATCTATTTACACCACGTTGACGTAGAGCACCTTGAAGCTTATCAGCACCATAGCCTAAGCCTGCCACTGTAGCTGCAGCTGCTGGGTTAGCAAATGAACCCGCAACAGTACTGGCTTGCATAAGAGCACTACGCTCAGGATTCAGACGAGCTACAAGAGACAGTAAAGGATCTCCTACAGGCCCAGAAGCTACACTCTTAATAGCATTCTTCTCACGCTCTGAAAAGAATCTCATCTTATCTTTATTAGCAGCTAGGTTAATCAACTGTCTACGAATCAACTCACCCTCAGAAGCCTTAGGGTCTAAGGCACGAGCTTCAGCAACATTCAAAGCATCTTCTAAGACAGTAGCACGAGACAAGTTACGCCAGTCCTTACGTGCATCCTGTACAGTTTTAACAGCTGTTCCTAAATTACCCTGACTAGCTAACACATCTTTAGCACCTAGCTTAGTAATATAGTTATCCAACTCAGATACAGCTTGACCCGCATACTTACGAGTAGCTGAGTCTTTATCTAACTTCAAGTCTACTAAGGCAGACCTCATCTGTTCTAACTTAGTGAAAGAAACTCTTTGAGTTCCTACCATGTCTCTAACTTGCTCAAGCACTTGGGCAACAGGTTCATGTGCTTTGAGTTTAGGATTAAAGTTTTCCTTAACTAAAGCAGCTTCAATATTGTTAAAGTTATCTAAGACACTCTTAGGTTTAAGGAACACGCCTTGTTGATCTACAGTTGCATAAGATCTTTGAGCACGTTGCTTGATCTGATCTAGAGTTATTAAAGGTTCACGAGTTGTAGTTGCAGCTGTAGCACCTTTAGCAGCTCCCACACCAGCTACAGTACCTGCTGCAATACCTGCAATAGCACTTAGAAGCGGATTCTCAGTAGCCTCTTGCACCACATCTGCGGCAGCTTGTCCAGCCATACCACCAGCACCAGCCGCTGCAGTTTGTTGTAATAGGTTCTGACGTAAAGGAGCCAAGGCTGCTGAAGTACCTGAAAAAGCAGCCTGTGCTGGAATACTTGCCATAGCTGCTGTACCAGTCTGCACAGCTCTCTCAAGTCCTGTCTCAGGAGCTGGAAGACCAGCAGCAGTTAGCACATTCTGCAATCCTTGAGTAGGTGAAGCCATTACTTGCTTACCCGCTAACAGATTAACACCTGCAGCCACAGGTTCAGCCAACATAGCAGGGAGTGAAGCTAAACCTGTAATGCCAGCCCTAGCTGTAAGACCTAACTGACGACCAGTTTCTTCAGCTAAACTACGCTGAGGCTTTTCAGCAGGTTTAGAGTAGTTCTGTTGTGCATAAGCAAGTACTTGTTCTTGTGTTGACCCTTCAGGTGCTGTAATCTCATACTCCTTACCATCTGGAGCTGTAACAACGTATGTAGGCATTATGAATCCTTGTATTAAGACTTAGGTTTAATAGACCAGCCAGCCGCTGCAGGAGCAGGAGGCTTAGTAGGAGTACCCCCTACAGCACTCAACCAGTTGTTATAATGAAGTTCAATCTTATCTAAGTTCTGTTGTAGTTCCTGCCTTGTCTGACCTAACTCTAAAGATCCTACAGTGGCTTGCAAGGCTTGAAGTTCCTGTACAGCAACCTGACCTAAAGCACCACCTGTAGGGCTTGCATCACGCATCTGTTGCAGACGATCAAAGCCTAAGTTAGCCTTAATTGTTAACAAGCGTTGTTTCAAGTTATAAGCATCAGTACCGGGAACAAAGGAAGAACCTGCACCAACTAAACCTGTGGTAGTACCAGACACTAATGACTTAGCTGCAGTCACATCATCAATAACTTTATTTGCATGATTAACAGCAAACTGTTTAGAGGCTTCTTTCTTTTCTTCTTTGTCTGTTTGCTTCGATTTAAGATCTGATAGGCGTTGTTCAGCCAGCTCTCTTTGAACACTTGTCATAGATGATTTAGCAGCTGCAGTCATAGCAAACATTTGCTGTTTAAACTCTTGGTCACGCTGCTTTTCAATAGCACGTTGTTCAGCCTTCTCACGCTCTAGTTCAGCTTTAGCAATACGATTAGCTTCAGCGGTAGACCTACGCTCTAATGTCTTAAAGATGTCATCAGGTTTTCCGTACTTACGTACAATTTTTTCAACAGCTTTATCATCGGCCTCAGTAGGCAATGAAGCTAATTCAGCACGCAACTGTTCATCTTTGGCTTCACCACTAAGTATCTTACCTTGTTCAGCTAGATACTTAGCAGCTTGAGCTTCTTGTGTCAGTGTTTGAGCTTTCTGTGTAACTGTCTTAGCTTGAGCTAATTCCATAGCTTGAGCACGCTGCATAACCTGATAGCCAAGCTCAGGGTCTGTACCTTGTAAGGCTTGAGCCATCTGCTTCAAACCTTCAGGTGTATTAGTATCATACTGTGAAGCTAACTGACGAAGCAGAGTAGCTTGGCGAACCATAGGATCTTGTACTTGTACTCCAAAGGCTCCAGCTAAGCCACGGCCTAAATTAGCACCACCCTTGTAACCCATTGTACCTAGTTGCTGGTCTGGTGTTAGTTGAGCAAACTGCATAGCCTTAGCTTGAGTTGCTTGTTGTTGCATTTCCTCAGGAGTACCCATGCCTCCAAACAAACCTTGAATTGATTGTGTTGCCATGTTATTCCTTAAGATGTCTGGAAGTAAGGGTTAATAACAGCATTGTAGTTAACACCGCCAGAACCACCACTACCTGTTAAACCTGCAATCAACTGACTAATAGGATCTGTTAAGCCAGCTACAGTACCTTGCAAGGCTGCACGTTGAGCTTGGTTAGCAGTTGACTGACCTGCTGCATACTGTCTAGCTGCCTCTTGAGCCTGTGCAGCACCTAAAGAACCTAAACTCTGACCAGCTGTCAAAGCATTCATACCTTGATTCTCTATGTTAGTAGCACCTTGCATATACTGAGTGTAAGGAGCAAGAGCTTGTGTCTGTAATCCAAAGCCTTGACCTGCTAAGTTTAAGCCACCAGTCATCAAGCCCTGACCAAACGTAGCTTGTTGTTGTCCAGCCATCTGAGCCTGTGCAGCCAACTGTGCATCCTGCTGAGCTTGAGCATTGTAGTATGCAGCCATCTGAGGATTAGTAGCTGCTAAGCCGGGAGCACCTGCAGTGTAACCTGCAGTGGTTGCACCTGTAGCAAGACCTAGGCGACCTTGTTGCTGTTGTTGATTCGTTAGATTAGCCAATGCCTGTTCACGACCGGGAGCAAGTAACTGCTGCTGTTGTGTCATGTACTGCTGAGCTTGTGCTTGAGGTGTCTGAGCTATGTAGCCTTGACCTAAGTTAAACAAGCCTTGAGCTGCAGTGTTAACATTAGGCTGGAATGCTTGTACAGCTTGAGCTTGACCGATACCAGTACCTGCTAAGCCTAACAAACCTTCACGGGCTGCAGCTACATCAGGAGCTACTTGGTAGCCAGCACCTACTAACCGTCCTGAAGGGTCATAGTTAAAGCCTGACTTACCAAACCTTGTAGTAACTCCTACAGGTCTGAATTGAGCCATCTGAGCAGCTTGGTTAGCTGACTGAGTGGCTGCATTAGCTGCTTGGTTAGCTGCGTAGTTTGTACCTAGAGCACCTACGGCACTGGAGGCAAGACCCCCAAGTAAACTTGTATAATCGATAGCCATATTAGTATGTGCCTCCGTCAACTGTTGCTGTAAAAGTACCAGAGACAGTAAGATTTACTGCTGTCACTGTACCTGTGAATGCTGGACTAGCTTTGTCAGCTTTAGAGTTAACTGCTGATTGAATAGCATCAAACTCAGTATTAATTTCAGTACCCTTTACTAACTTAGCAGGATTTCCTGTAGATAGTGAGTCCTTAACTGCAAAGTCTGTGCTCTTTGTGTAACTAGACATTATCGTGTCCTTCCTGCTTTAATGTAGCAATCGAGTTTCTGTAAAGATATTTCAAAGTTATTAATATCTGTTTCTAAGCCAATCTGGATAACATTACCTGAACCACTGGCATTAATCTTTTTGTTGTCATATACAATACCAGCTGTGTATTGACCAATACCATATTCAGCAACATTGTACTCAGCAACAGTAATATCACCTAAGCGAATAACTCTAGAGATATAACTAGGGCTAAAATCAAAGCCATACTTAATAATAACATTAGCTCCGTTACCACCTACAAAGGTTAAGTTAACCTTTTTAAGTATTTTTAAAGATGTAGGGGAACCAAAGTCAAAGTAATTGGTATAGTATTTTAACTTATAAGTGCTGGTGTTGTCAAGTGATCCAGTGTATTTTCCAATATAACTTTCCTTACCTATCAATAAATCCTTATTACGGGTATAAAAGAAGGCTGTAGGAGTAATATTGTTCCACGTTGTAGTCTTAGCTGCACCATTCTGTAGCTGACCTCTCATGTCAAAACAGTACACAGTATTGCTTGCTGGTAAAGACAATAAGTAGAAGGCATCCTTATCTGAATACACTGACCTGATATTAGCTGCAGTCTCAGCACTTAAGTCATCAAGTAAGTCATCCTTAACATTCAAGCTAATCTCTCTCATTGGAGCTGACTTCTCTTGAATGGTACGCATCAGTGAACGTACACCAGTATCTGATAGGAAAACAACATCACTACCAGTCTTAGCTACGGAGTCTCTAGCAAAGCATCCAACACCTGTAATTGTATCAGATAATGTAAGGTTATTAGGGTCTGTAGCATTAGAATAGATAAGAACCTGTCTACGACCAAAGATAATCAAGAAGTTATTATGTGAAGATAGAGCTATAATCTCATCAGAGCCTGAAGGCCATACCTGAGATACATCCAATGTACCAGCTGTACCTGTACTCAATACATGACCAGCAAGTAAGTCTGAGAACTGTACAGTACTCTTGTCTGTACTGTTGTTAGCACTCCATGTACGACCATAGGCACTGATTACACAGTTGTTACTAGCTACAGTTCCTAAGTAGCCAGTCTTTTCAGATATACGTCTAAAGGTTGTTGAACTGACTGTAGGGTCAAACACTAAAGGTGTATGTCCAGCTTGATAGATGTAGAGACAGCCATTCAACGGAGCCATCTGCCAGTTATCAGCTGTAATGGTAGGGGCTGTACCGCCACCTCCGTAGGTTAACTCAGTAAGAGTACTACCTACAAGTTTAAATAACTTATTGTTTCCAGCTGCAACAATGTATGAGTTACCAGCATTGTCAATTAACTCAGCAATAGTCTTGACACTGTATCCAGTTAAAGCTGCCAGTGCAGTATGCGCTGTAGTCCATCCCTTACGAGCACCAATACGTCCAAACTTATCAATCACACAATTAGTGGCTACAGTGGCGTAACCATTCTCAAGATTCACTGAAGAATCTTGTAAGTTCAAGCCCATGAAGCCCGGAGCTTGAATAGTTGTGGTTAGGAGTTGTTCTGACATTTAGACAGCATCCCAAGTCATCTCTTCATCATAGTGATTACGCTCAATGGCTACAGCATCTGCCAGAGCTAATCTGTACATCTGATAAGCCTCTGAAGACAATACACCTGAGTCTTCACCACGCTCAGCAATAGCTTTAGAGTATGCCAATAGAGCTACAACGTGTGAGGGAACTAAGATACGGTCATTATCAGCTACCAAGTCCACCTGAGGAATAACTAAGTTGAACTGTAGAGTATATGCACCATTGGGAATTGGATACAAATCTACCTGAGTATCTCCATTGGAGTCTACACCGTTGAAGTTATAGTAAAGAGGTGCATTGTTTTGAGTGGCTGTTAGCATAAACTGCTCATTCAACCACCTTGTAGGAGCATACTGCATTGGATGTAACTTAGTAATGTTCAATACATCAATCACTCTAAAGCGAGTTGTAGAACCTACCAAAACATAGTTAAATACACTTGTAGTAGTATTAGCTGTTAGGGTACTTGTTAAAGCATTCCAATCGTAAGCATCTTCAACTTCACGCTTAGCATCATTAACAAATACACCTAACATTGCTGAGTAGTCAGTATCGTTTACTGAGGTAACAGTAGGCTCACGCAAGCGTCTGAGCACATTGTTCACAACGTCTAAATACGTAGCCATTTGTTATGTCCTTTACTTCTTATTTCTACCAGTTTTTCTTTTAGCTCTATCAGCTTCACTCAAAGCAATCGCAACTGCTTGAGTTCTAGACTTCACCACAGGGCCACCCTTACCACTGTGGAGAGTACCTTCTTTGTACTCACCCATAACCTTCTTCATCTTGTTCTTAGCTGTACGCTGACCACGTTTAGGCATATCCATAGTTATTTAACTCCATGAAATTTATTGTCTATAGCTAAGTAAATAGCTCCAAAGAAAGCACCTATGATAATGATAGGTCTAACAGCTTTAGCAATCCACTCAAGTACCATAAAAGCACCTGAGGCTGCGTTAAAGGCTTTGATTACATCTTGTGTATTCTTCTCTATGTTGTCTACCTTAGCCTCTACAGCTAGTAAACGCTCATAGATGTGTTCATGAGTGACTGTCTCGTCAGCCATGATTACTCAGAAGCTGACCAAGGAGTGCCAGAAGCCGTTACTGGTGCTTTCTGCAAAGCAATCTGAGCCGCCAAAGCCGCTTCAGTCGCAGTCTTATCCACCGATTCCCACACCCAACCAAGGACTGTTTCTGGAGTCAAATTTTCATAGGGCGTGTTGACTGTGCCATCTGCCCATGATGCTGTTGAGTAAATGGATGCTGTGTAGTCGCCATCTACTGCTGTGGCTTGCCAATGTGCGGTAGTGACAAAGCCATTAGCTGTGTTGCGGTCTAGTTGTGAGATTGTCCAGTTGTATGCGGTTGTCATATTGTTTCCTTTTAAAATCTGTTAAATCCATTATGGAATTTAGTTCTAGCTTCTGAAGCTACAAGTTCTGCTAATTCTAAATCTTTGAAATATCCAGTAAAAGCAGTTTTTCTGTTTGCCATAACTTTTACAAAATATCTATTAGTTTTTGCGTACCAAGTAACATTTGGAATACCTGTAATATTGTTTTTTCTTATTTTGCAATTGTGAGAGTTTTGCAATTTAGTTACTTCACGCAAATTCTCAATTTTGTTGTTATGAATGTTTCCATCAATATGGTCAATACATTCTGGAACATACCCATGTTGCATTAAAAAAACAACTTGATGAACTAAAAATCTATGCTCTTTATATCGGCCTCTGAGATACGGCTCTTTCGTTCCATTTGTACCGCCAACAGTATCCCCAATACGCTTACGCATTGCAGGTCTAACTTTCCAAAGCAAAACACCATCCTTGTACTCAAACAAGCGGTGTGCTTCTTCTTGTGTTAAGGTCATGTTAGTCCTTTAAAGATTAAGGGTGTGATGCTTTGTAGGCATCAAATTCTGCTTTGAGTTCTTGCAAAGCCTTGATAAGCATTGGGACAAACACGCTGTATTTCACAGACTTAGTTTTTGTTTCAAGAACATTGCCTTGTTTGTCTCGGTCTGGTGATTCATCAACCATTGTAGGAAACACAGTCTCCAATTCTTGAGCCACAACACCAAGCTGTTTTGTTGTCTCACCAATCATGTTGTAACTACGCACCTTGACTTGCATTAAGTCAGCAAGTTTGGGGGATGCGTCAACAATGTTTTCTTTTAATTTGACATCAGAAATAGCACCATAACTATTATTAGTGTTAACAACATTACCATTGCCCCAAATAAGTAATCTGTTTGTGCCGCCTGTATCACAAACAAAAGCAGGTGAAGCCGTGGTGTTGCAGTTACTTCCAAGTTTTATCCATAATCCTTGGTCGCCATTTACATTGGCTGTGTTTTGAACAGTAAAAACACGATTTTGAGAAGTTGACTTTTGAATCTTAGAACCATCCCCATCAACACTCGTAGTCCCCACAAGCAAATTGCCTGACGAGTCAATTCTGACTCTCTCTGCAACTGTGCCGCCAGCATCTTTTGTTTGCCAACGGATAATACCTTCATAAAAGTTTGCGCCAGTTATTACATCCATTGTGGCAATTTGAAAACCACTTGAATTAGTGTTATAAAAACTTAGTGTGGTTAAAGGCCCATTACCACCTTGTGAGCCAAAGAATTCTGCGCTTCCACTTACTTGAAGTCTTGAGTTATTTCCTTGTGAGCTAGTGTGACCAAGAAGTTGTCGGCCAGACGCATCTAGCGTCATTGCTTGGGTAAAGGAGATAGTGTTTCCTGCTGTGCCTGATGGGGCGTTGAACCACTTGTGTGCGCCACCGCTTTGCTCATATTCAGTAGCAGCCGCTGTTGTGCTGTATTGTCTATTACCAGAAGAATTACGAAATGCGTTCTGATTGAAATACATTACAGTGGTAGCAAAACTGTAAATTGAGCCAGCATTAAACTGTAACGCTCTTACAGAGTTATCAGTTCCCCAAGCACTCGGAGTAACTCCCAAGCCTAGATTGCCTGAGGAGTCGATTTTCATCCTTAAAACATCATTGGTATAAAAATCCAATGGGTAAGCACCAGAAGCATAAATTACACGAGCATAACCGCTACCGCCAAAGTTTGAACCTGTAGATGTATCAATAGCGCAAAATAGGTTTCCACTTGTATTTGTGGCATATAACCCACTGTAGCCCGTAGTACCTGTTGTTTTGGCAAAAACACTAGCCGCTGAAAGTTCTAGTTTTTGTGAAGGCGAACTTGTACCAATACCCAACCCTGTTGAGGTGAGGCGCATACCTTCTGTGCCAGAGGTCTGATAAATAAAAGAATTTGCGTTTTCAATGGCGTTTACATAAGCAGAGCTTGAACGGTTGTAGTAAACGGAAGTAACTGCGCCAGAAGTATCGCCATTTATAGAGCCAGGCCCAATTTCAAGGCCTTCAGCCCCTGAATTTGAAACAGACAGCTTGCGAATTGGCGAACTTGTGCCAACACCAAGATTTGCCCCATCAAAAGTCAGCGCAGAGCCACTTGTCAGAACCTTTGAGCCGTTTAAATACGTGACCCCCGAGGCTGTGCCTCCAGAGAGGGTTACAGCACCAGAGGCTGCTAGGGTTGTGAAAGCACCAGTAGAAGCTGTAGTAGCTCCCACTGTAGTTCCATTAACAGCACCACCTGTGATTGCTACAGCGTTAGCTTCTTGATTGCCTAAGCCACCAACAAGTTTAACTACAGCACCTCCAGAGTCTTTGGAGTACAGTTTCTTATCTGTTACGTTAACAGCCAACTCACCTTGAGTTAAATCTGCAGCCAGTGGTGCAGCTGATGCCGTACTACTATTCTTTGTAATGAGTGTAGCCATTTAAAATGTGCCTCCGTTAATTGTGCTTGTCCAAGATGTATCGTAATTTGTGCTTGAATTCTTAAGTAAGAACTGTCCTGCAGTACCGCCAGCAGCTACCCCAGCTCCGGTAGCACCAGTGGCTCCTGTTGCTCCTGTAGCTCCCTGAGGAACTGTAAAGTCAAATACTGCAGCACTTGAAGTTCCTGAGTTAGTAACTGATGCTGAAGTTCCAGCAGCCCCTGTAGTAGTTGTTCCAACTGCTATGGTTGCAGCAGAGCCATTGGTTCCGTTTGTACCATTAGTTCCATTAGTTCCAGCTGAGCCTGTGGCTCCAGTGGCTCCTGTAGCACCTTGTGGAATGGTGAAGTTAAACGTAGCAGCACTGGAGGTTCCAGAATTAGTGACTGAAGCACTTGTACCTGCTGCACCAGTCGTTGTAGTTCCCACTGCAATAGTGGCTGCACTACCTGTAGCTCCTGTGGAACCAGTAGCCCCTGTAGCACCTACATCACCACGAGGAATGGTAAAATTGAAGGTAGCTGCTGCGGATGTACCAACATTTGTTATTGCAGCTGAAGAACCTGCTGCACCTGTGGTGACTGTACCTACTGCAATCGTAGCTGCAGCACCGTCAGTACCGTTAGTTCCGTTTGTACCGTTACTACCTGCAGAGCCTGTGGCTCCTGTAGCACCTGTGGCTCCTGTGCTGCCAGTAGCTCCAGTGGGAATACCAAATGTAATAAGAGGTGTAGCAGAATTATATGCTACAGTTGCTGATGAACCAGCTGATAAAGTACTTACTGCTACTTGAAGAGCAGTACCAAAGTTCAGTGTTGCATCACGAGCTGTCTCAGCTGCTGTCTTAGCCGTTGCTGCACTTGTAGCTGAATTTGCAGCGTTAGTTGCTGAGGTGCTTGCTGCAGAAGCTGAACTAGCAGCTGCAGACGCTGAAGCTGCAGAGGCAGTCGCTGAAGTACTGGCTTCACCTGCTTTCTGAGTTGCTAGAGCTGCTTGACTACTAGCGTCATTTGTAGCATCTCCAGAACCACCGGGGCCTCTATAAATAGACATTAATTAAGCACCTTTAAATAGGCCATAAGCTGTGCCTATCGTATCTTGAGAGATTCCAAGATTAGTTAGGTAATCTATAGCTGCTCTTTGGTTTTCAGGAGTATCTCCACCTGAAGCAGATACAAAATCAGCATAAGCTTGTGCAATAGATTGAGGAGAACTTGATGCTGCTAAATCTGTATAACTAGGTTCATCTGCAGTTCCAGTCATGCTTTCACCAGCTGACAACATTCCACCGCCACCGCCAGTATTGGTTCCTGCTAAGTATGTGTTGTATGCTTGACCTATCTGAGCATCAGACAAACCAATATCTTTTAAGTAATTAATTGCTGTTTGTTGATTAGCAGCTGTATCGCCACCAGCACCTCCAACAAAAGCTGAATATGCCTGTGCAATATTCTGTGGAGTAGCTTTAGCATTTAATTGCTGATATGTATTACCAGCTTCCGGTAGTCCACCAATATAGGTATTGTAAGCCTGACCAATCTGACCTTCTGAGATGCCAATGTCTTTTAAATATGTAATGGCACGTTGTCTGTTAGCTTCTGTGTTACCACCAGCATTTGCAATAAAGGCTGAGTATGCTTTAGCAATGTTTTCTGGGGTAGCTTTAGCATTCAGTTTATCATAAGTATCGCCTGAAGCTGACAATGTATTTAAATACGCATTGTAAGAAGTACCAATCTGATCCTGTGTCAAACCTAACTTAGTTAGATACTCAGTGGCTGCTTTTCTGTTAGCGGCAGTGTTACCACCAGCATTCTTAATAAAGTCAGCGTAGGCTGAAGCAACTTGTGTGGGAGTACTTGTCTTACTTAAGTTAGCGTAAGTAGGCGGAGTAACTACTGTTGTTGGTTGTCTAACAGTTGAAGTATTAACTGGTTGATTAAAACCACTGGTCATCATTCCACCGCCAGTGGTGTATCCAGTAGAACCTCCACCGGGATTAAAACCTGAGGAATACCAGTCTTGCAGTGGAGTTGCCACATCACGAGGCATACTAGGCAACAAAGCATTATAACTACTTTGTAACTTGTTGAAATAGTCAGGAGAGTACCCACCACCAGTGTTCATACCACCTGTAAAGCCAGTGGGGGTCATTGTGTTGTTGCCACCTGTGTTTGTAACAGCATTGGTAAGACCAACTAAACCTGCAACATTGATACCAGCATTGGCTAACTTGATAATCTGATCTGTTGTGAGGCCACTTGTAAGTGTATTAGCTGCAGTTAAAGCCCCTGCTGTATTAGCACCTGTAGTAAGAGCACCTGATGTTAAAGCACCATCGGCAAGAGCACCAGCACCAAAAGCACCAGCCCCAGCATTAGCTAATTCAAAAGCACCTAAGTCAGTCATTGCTGAAGCACCTGCGTTAAGTGCTTCAAAGCTTGATCCAGCACCAGTACCGCCACCAAATAAACTTTCAAACCCACCTCCTAAGCCACCAAACAAAGCTGCAGAACCCAAAATAAATGGAGTTAAGCTATTACTTACTGCTTGTTGATTGCCTGTGCGTGAATAAGCACCTGTAGGGTCATACTGAGTATATGCACCACCTACTTTGTTTTGCTCAGGTGTGTAAGCATAAATGTCTTGAAGAGCACCTTCTTGAAAAGTCTCGCCAGATCCAGTATCAGCATAGCTACCCTGATAGATAGTACCATTAATATTAACAGTGTTACCACGACCAGCAGCAATGATCTGGTTAATCTGATCCTGTGTTAGTCCTTGAGGAGTAGTTGCCATGATTATTACTCGCCTTTTCTGTATAACTCAAACGTGTTGATAGTATTCATTGTTGAA